GTCTATAAGTTCGCTCACGCCGAAAACCGCAAAGAACATTACAAAGAAAACAAAGCCTATGGCAAAAGCAATGTCAGTCATCTCATCTGCTTTTTGTTTGGCTTTCTTTTCTTCGGCTTTCAGTGCGCTAATTTCTTTGGCATCATCCCTGTCCATCTCTGCTTGACGGGCTTTGATCTTGTTCCACACATCTGCACGGCCACTAGCCTGGAAAATCATTTTTAGCTCTTCTTCAAACCTTTTCGCTTCATCCAGGGCAACCTCGATTTGGAGGGCGATCCCCATGTTCGATCCCTTTTTAGACCGCTTGGCCTCAAGCATCGACTTTCTGGCTACGCTAGTGGCATCAAACAGCTTTGCGACCATCGGAGCTATGCTGCCGAGATCGTTGGCAACCTTCGCCGCCTTCTTGACTAGCGAGATAGCTGAAGTGATACCAGCGAGGGCGCTTACGGGATCGATCAAGATTTCTTCTCCCGCCACTTCAAGCACCACACCAGCAGCCGGTCAGGTGTCCATGTCCACTTGATGCACTCAAAGACAGGCGACTGCGCTGCCGGTGGTGGTGGCGGCAGCGCTTCCATCTCAGCGTGCCTTGAAGTGATCCCAGAAGGCCGCAACCGCCACAAACAGGCCACCAATCCACAGCAAGGGCTTGGCCAGCTTGCTGAGCGTCTCCAGCACCCTGAATGCGCCTTGGGCGGCATTGAAAGCTGCCGTCACATCCTTGGTGTTCTCGGTCAGGGCATCTACCTTCACCTCAACAGCCACCAGGCGGTCGTAGATTTCTCGGTGGGTTATGTCTTCGGTCATGTCGCAGACTCAAGTGCGGTGATGCGGGTTGTCAGGGCTGTGATAAGGGCTTGTTGCTCTTGGATTGCTTTGACTAACATTGGAATAAGAACTGTAGTTTTTACAGTCTTTTGCATCATTATTAATTCCTTGGTTTCTTGGTCACGAACATCAAACTCCTCAATTAATTTGGGGAAAATTTGTTCGATTTCTTGAGCAACAAAACCAAGTAGTTTCTGTTCTTTAGGGTCATCAATTAAATTGTAATTAACAACGCGCAATTGCATCAATTGTTCAAGTTTTGGTGTCGCGTCAGCCACATTCTTTTTCATGCGAATGTCTGAGATTGTTCCAAGCGTACCTGTTGCTGTTGACAAACCGCCACTTGTACTTAGGCGCATAGCAACTGAACCTGAAGTGCTATAAACAGGATTGGTTTGTCCGCTGGTATAACACCAACTTAAAGTATCACTGCTAGTCTCAATATTTACACCAACAGTCCAACCAGAAAAAGTTGAGCCGTTAGTTACTACCGTTCTATATCCCGAATCTTGCGACACTTGTGAGGATGCAACTTGAATACAAGGACGACCTCCACCTGTAGATTGCACCAATAAAAATGCGCCAGCATTTCCAGCGGTTAGAGCCGCCGTGCCAGTATTTACATGAAATTGAGTAGCTGGAGATGCAGTATTAACGCCAACTAATCCAGCGGAGGTGATACGGGCGCGTTCTGTGGGGCTTGTTCCTCCATCTGCCGCAGTGTAAAAACGAAGATCACCGCCATGTTGGTTTGCAGTTCCTGTGCTTGATACAGCACTTGCAATTTGCGCTCTTGATCTGTATGTGGCTGTGTTTCCACTTCTAAAGAAGTTAATTGCGCCGAGTGTCTCTCCTGTTGCTAACGAACCGCCAAGCGATAACATGGCAGGGCGGGTAGATGTTCCATTTTGTATCTGAACCTCGCCAAGACCAGACCCGAAAGCAGCACTTGCATCAGAATCTAAATAAGTTGTATCGACTCCAAAAACGGCATACTGCCTAGAGTTAGAAGTGCCGTCATTTGTATTGTTTTTAACCGCCAACTTAGCTGTTGTTGAAGTCCCGCCAACAATTAGGTCGCCATCACTATCAATTCTCATAGCCTCTGCACCGCCTTCAGCAAAAGCAATGGTGTCAGCAGCAGGGAAGAAGATGCCGGTGTTGGTGTCGCCTGTGGCTGTGATTGTTGGTGCAGCCGCAGAGCCTGCTGCATGAGCAGGTGTCTGTCGATGCGCCTACCTCTGGCTTCGTCAGCAGTAGGTTGGTGGTGGTGGTATCTGCCATGCGTTACTCCTAAATGGATGTCCAAGTCTCTGAATTATCAACGATTAAGACCCAAGTTTCTGCACTGTCGCTGATCGGTGTGTAAGTTTCTGCGCTGTCCGGTATCGCACCCCATCCAAATCCAAAGATGATGCCGACAGACCCCGTGGCGCTATTGCCTGTCAATGCAACTGTGATGGCATTACTGACACTGCCGACTGATCCCGTTGCGCCGTTGCCTGTGATCGCTTGGAAAGTGATGACCTCGGACTGCATCGTTTCCACAGCACCTGTGGCCACATTGCCGGTGACCGCTTTCGTGCTGGTGATGCCAACAGTGCCAACTGCGCCTGTAGCCGTGTTGCCTTGCGCTGTAAACGCAAACTCAACCGCAACACTATCGACTGCACCCGTGGCAGCATTGCCGGTGACTGCGTTTGTTGAGGATATTGATACAGAGCCAACACTGCCCGTGGCCGCATTGCCCGTGATGGCAATGGATACAGTCAGCCCGACTGTGCCGACATTGCCGGTGGCAATCGTCCCGTCTTCTTGGACAGACCTATCAGTCAGCAATGTGCCAGCAGCACCAGTCGCCTGGTTGCCGCTGATGACTACATTGCCTATGCCATAAGCACCAAGTCCGTAGTAGCCCGACCCATAAGCAGCCATGCTGCTGCCCCTTTAAGCCAGCCGAATCAGGCCGGTGCTGGCATCGTTGACGGGCATGGTCAGTGTGAATGTCCCTGCGGTCACTGTCTGTGAGCCAAAGGTGTGGACGCTGACCGCCTTGTTCGACTGAGTGCTGTTGTAAATCAGGACAGCATCAAACGCTGTCGACAGCGTGACAGCAGAGTAACTGATGCTGGCGCTTGGGGTCACAAAGGCTGTCGTGCCGCTGGTGCTTGGCGCAGTGCCAAAGGTCACTGTGACGCCGCCGGCAGTGTAGCCAGTGCCTGTCACCTCGTTGGTGGAACTGTAGGCCGTGGTGGCCGCATTGACAGTGGCGCTGGCCAAGTACAGCGCAGCCTTGAAGGTGTCGGCAGTCGTTGCTGCACGAATGACGCCAGTGCCAAAGTTGTGATGACCGACCAGCAGTTCACCTTTGAAACTTGTACACATTGCCTGAGTGTTAGCCATGATCTATTTCCTTAAATTTGTTCAGTAATGCCATTAGCAAAAACACTGCGCTTGAGCGCCATGTGGACAGATCGATGCACCAACTCGCCATCAAGCCAGTACTCAACCCAAGTCGTTGTCTCGGTATCGTTATCCACAGACCCCTCACGCTTTTCAAGCAGTGACTCGTCCATCTCGCCTTTGGTGGTGGTAATCATATTCATCCAAAAGTCTTTGCACGGGTTAAAAGCGCACCGCCTGATGTCGCACCTCGGTCATCAGCGACTTGCAGGTCATTTAAGGCACGCTCGTACAGCGTTGCCCACACCTGAATTCTCTCATCATCTTTGAGATATGGCGCAGCCTGTAGCAAACTTCCGTACAAATAGGCGTCTGGGCTGGACTCCAAAATAAAGTTGGTGGCCACAGAGTTTGACAACTTTGACAACTTTGCGTAGTAAGTCAACTCAGTCGCATAGTTAGAGTCTGGTGTTGGGACAAGTCTGAATTGTTGGCCGACCACGCCAAAGAACTTGGGCCTGCCACTGGCTGTGAATTTTGTAGCCTCTGCATCCAGCGCATCTATAGTCATAAACGACAGCGGGGTAACTGGATTAGTGCCACTCAATTTGAAAGACTTGACCTCCAAAAAGTCATTTGGCGTTGCGCCGTACTCGGCATTGAATGAGGCATTGGCCCTGACGATCATCTGTCTGGTGCGCAGCGTGCGCTCCATCTGCGCCTCGGCCAGAGAGATGAAGTCAGGGATGGCCGCCGTCAGGTCTGACCGATTGAGCCAGTCTGCAATGGATGCCTTCAATTCGGTGTAGGTTGTCAGAGCCATCAGACTGCCTTTATTTCTTTCATCACCCAGGTGTGGTCATGCT